TATGGAATCCAGTACAGCAAGTTTGTACCTATCTTAGTAAAAGCAATCCAAGAGCAACAAACTTTAATAGAGTCACTAACCGCACGAATTACAACCTTAGAAGGATAAAACAATGGCACAAACAGTAGCAGAAGTGTTAAGCGCGGCAACCGATAGCGTCACCGTAATTAACGATATTAATACCAATGGCAAAGCATCAGATTATGTTTCCGCATCCGACCTGTCTGCGGGAGTCACACAAGCCGATGCCAATACTAGAGTAAAAGCAAACGTAGATCATTTATCTACAGTCTTGGCTTATGCACCAGTAGATTCGGATGATGATACGCCAGATGTAGCTGGGGCAAGTGATGATAAATCATCTTACACCACAGCAATCAGCACTGGTAATACTTATATTTCAAATAATAGCTAGTTAAAGGACTCTAACATGGGTGAAGAAATAAAAAGCAATGTAGTATCGATCAATGGGACCGAAATCCCTGAGCAAGACCTCTCGGATAATCAGCGTTATTTAATCATGCAAATTCGTGATTTAGAAAATCAAATTAACGCAATCAAACTACAGTTAGGCCAACGTGAAGTTGCGTTGAGCTCGTTTACTAATTTACTAATTGAGTCGGTTGAGAAGCCGAGCATTATTGAGAAATAATATGGACGCAGAAACTAAGACCGCAATTGACGTTGTAGCCGTCGGAGCCACCACCGGGTCAGTGTTCGGTTGGCTACCTCCATTGGCAGCAGCACTCACTATCCTCTGGACCCTAATTCGTATTTATGAAACTGAAACCGTTAAAGAGTTAATTAAGAAGTATGAAATTTTCAAACATTAAAAATTTAATTGGCAGTATTGCTCCAACCCTTGGGTCGGCCTTAGCCGGACCAATGGGTGGTACCGCAGCGACTATGATTGCCGATGTCTTAGGTTGTGACAATACACCCAAGGCAATTGAAAAGGCTGTAGCCGCAGCAACCCCAGAACAATTATTAGAAGTAAAAAAAGTTGAATCTGACTTCGAGATCAAAATGCAAGAACTTGAAGTGGATGTGTTTGCCTTAGAAACAAAAGATATACAGGACGCCAGAAACAAGTTTTCTAAAGACTGGACCTCAAGAATTATGGCTTTATTTGTTGTAGGTGGTTTCATGGGATATATATTCCTCGTTACCCTCCAACCACCAGAACAAAACAGTGAAGCATTAATTAATCTAGTCCTCGGTTATTTAGGAGGCTTGGCAAGTGCAGTAATTAGTTTTTTCTTCGGCGCATCGCAAAAAAACGACGATAAGTAGGATTTATGGAAAAGTTAGTTAAAATGATTACCCGGCACGAAGGAGTAAGAAGTCACGTTTATAAATGTTCGGTTGGCATGGAAACCATCGGCATTGGCAGAGCGATTGGACCGGGTGGATTAGGTATATCCGATGATGAGATTAGTTTCCTATTAGCCAATGATATCCATCGTGTTATTGATGAGTTATCTGCATCGTTTCCTTGGTTTTTAGAATTAGATTCAGTTAGACGTGATGCCATTATTGATATTTGTTTTAACTTAGGTATTACCAAATTATTAAAATTTTCCAATGCCATTCGTGCAATGGAAGAGCAAGACCATGACTCAGCCGCTATGCATTTTTTTGATTCTAGGTGGGCTCGTCAAGTAGGCGATCGAGCAGACGAGTTATGCGAGATGATTCGTACAGGAGAGTATCGGGTATGTCATTAGTCCCTTTAACAATTCCACCTGGTGTCTTTAAAAACGGCACGGCATTACAAAATGCCGGGCGTTGGAATGACGCTAATTTAGTGCGATGGTATGAAGGTGGGATGCAGCCAGTTAATGGTTGGAGAGAACGTACTACCTCGGCTTTTACTGGTGTCTGTCGTGCCTTACTAACGTGGACTAATAACGCTGGAGCAAGACAAACCGCCGCTGGTACACAATCAAAATTATATTTTGTCAATGACTCGAATGTCATTACTGATATTACGCCTACCAGTTTTACTACTGGGAATGCAGATGCTACCCAGAACTTAGGTTGGAATGCCTTAACTTATGGTGATAATGAGTTTGGTACAGCTAGACCAGATTCAGGGACATATACGCCAGCTACTACTTGGTCATTAGATAGTTGGGGCCAGTATCTTTTAGCATGCTCTAATGCTGACGGTAAAATCTATGAGTGGCAATTAAACACCGGAGCAGTCGCAGCAGTATTAAGTAATGCACCGACTAGCAATACCGCGATCTATGTTACCGATGAGCGTTTTGTGTTTGCACTTGGAGCCGGCGGTGTCGGTAATAAAGTGCAATGGTCAGATCAAGAAGATAACAATACCTGGAGTGCTGCCGCAACCAACCAAGCGGGTTCTTTAACCTTACAAACTGCCGGTAATCTTATTACGGCTATTGGTGTACGTGGTCAAACTTTACTCTTTACGGATATTGATTGTCATGCAGCAACCTATTCAGGTCCACCGTATGTGTATGGTATTAATAAAGTCGGTGATGGCTGTGGTATTGCATCAGCCAATGCTGCTGCTACCACAGACACAGCGGCATTCTGGATGGGTAAAAACTCATTCTTTGTATACGATGGCTCAGTCAGATCATTACCGAGCGATGTCGGTGATTATGTATTTAGTGATATTAATACGGCACAACGCTCAAAAGTGTATGCAGTGAAGAACTCAGGCCATCAAGAGATATGGTGGTTTTATCCATCATCGTCATCTACAGAGAACGATCGATACGTTGCATATAACTATCGAGAGAATCATTGGTCAATCGGCTCATTAGCAAGAACAGCCGGAGTAGATGCCGGGGTATTCATTTATCCAAACATGGTGGGCACAGATTCTAAAATATACGAGCATGAGGTTGGTTTTGATTATGACTCGGCTACGGTATTTGCAGAGAGTGGCCCAATTGAGATTGGTACTGGTGATCGGTTAATGGTAGCAAAATCACTAATTCCAGATGAGAAAACACAAGGCGATGTGATCGCTAAATTTAAAACACGATTATACCCTAACGCCAGTGAGTCAACACATGGCCCATACACGATGGCTAATCCGACCTCAGTACGTTTTACTGGTAGGCAAGTAGAAATGCGTGTAGAGGGCAATATAGGAGCTGATTGGCGTGTTGGTACGATGCGTTTAGATGTTGCCCAAGGATCGAGAAGATGAGGCTGCCGAATATCGGTGAACAGTTTGATGCATTGCAAGAACGACAACGAAATTTAACTATAGAACTCGCTGATGGACAGAATCATAAACGCGATCAAGACATAGAAGTAGGTGCTGCTAGGCTCATAATTAAAAGTCCTAATGGCACTCGGTATGAACTAAAAGTAAGTGACAGCGGTACAGTATCCGCGAGTACAGTATGAGTGAGACTGCCAAGTTTTTATTGCCTTATAAATCTTTAATAGAAAAGGCACTAACGTATACACCAGATACGCATACTTACCAAGATGTAGTAACTGGTGTCGAGAATCAGTCAATGATTTTCTGGCCGGGAAAAGACAGTTTCTTAATTACAGAACTGCAAAAGTTTCCCAGAAAACGCTCGCTGCATATTTTCTTATCGGCTGGCAAGCTCGATGAATTATTGAAGATGCGACCGTATTTAGAGGATTTTGCCAGTAAAGCAAAATGCGATTTTATCACGATAGCTGGGCGCCCTGGTTGGGAGCGTGTTGGTAAGAAATTAGGTTACAACCCAGTGTGGACCTATTTATTTAAGGAAATAGCGTAATGTCGTTAAGTGCAAGTGAAATAGAAAAGCTCGGTAGTTATACACCGGATGCTCCAGCGGTCAGCCCAACGGCTGTCGCGCCGAGCACTGGCATGGAATACTCAGAGTTATATGGCTCACCATATCAAGTCCAACAACCCGGTATGGAATATTATAAAAGTGTTGAGCAGCCGACTATAGAGAATCCCCAGTATGAAGAACCAGTAGCAGCCACGCAATTAGCCGATGTCGCACCTAACCCCGGTATGGGATTTTTTGGTCTTAATCAACCGACAACACCTATCAGTGAAGTAGATCAAAACATGTATGACACCGCAGGCAATCTGATCGAGATTGATTATGTGACTGGCACTGAGCCCGGCTCAGGTAATACCAGAGATGGCCAAGAAGATATGTTTGGTGACTTTACTACTTACTATAAAAAAGTAGGTGAGCCATCAGCGTACGTACCAGAAATTACTACCGGTGAATCATTATTAGGTATGGCACCAGCCGCCGTATCACCTAATTTAATCCCTGGTTTAATAACCGACGTTATACCGACAGTTAATAGAGGCAGACGGTCGTCTGTTTCAGGCAAAAGGAATAGAAAATGAGTTTTGGATCAACTAGCAGTAATACTACAACTTCTATGGACCCTCAAATTAAAGGGGCCTTATTTGATGTATTTAACACCGGCAAACAAGTAGCATCGCAACCGTATCAAGCCTACGATCAGGCTAGAGTGGCGCCATTCTCACCGTTTCAATTACAAGGCCAACAAGCCACTGTAGATACGGCTCGTGGTGGCTTCGGACAGAACGAAGTGAATCTGGCAGCGAATACAGCATTTAACGAATCACAATATCAACCGAATCAGGTTGCCTCGACGCAAGTGACGCCTAATCTATTTCGTAACACCGATATGAATAATTACATGAATCCTTATACTACTGGTGCGATTGATGCGGCAATGGGTGACATAGAAAGGCAACGCCAAATACAAGAAGGGAACATTGCTGGAGCAGCCACAGCCGCCAACGCTTTTGGCTGAAGCCGGCA